GTTAACACCCTGTTGGTTAGCAGCCTTCAAGAGTTTGCTTACCAGCGTACCAGTTTTATTTGGGTCAATTCTAGGCTTTCGCTTGATTGCGATGGGGGTTACCCTAGCTTGGTCGTTGTCGCCTCCGTATGTAGCCATTTACCCGTCCAACCCCTCTCCCTGACGTTGTTTATTCTTTGTTTGCTGCATAAATTTAACATCTCCAGATGTATCTCTTGTGTCACGGGCACGAGCAGCTTCTCCTGCTGGATTATTTTTATACCGATTCTCCCCACTAACCTTTCTAGCTTTTGCTTGTGTTTCTGGAGTGGATGCACCCCGCATAGTTAGAGAGTTCTGATCTCGTTCATCTCTTCTCTGTCTTGCTGATGCCGCAGCCGTTGCAAAGGCATTTCGAATACCCTCTTTCTGCTCTTCTGGCATATTCTTTACTCTTTCACTCCCAGCCTTTGCGTTTCTTCGCATTGCCTTGTATCTGGCAGTGCTCTCATTTGCTGCATTCATTTGGGCGGTTCTCTTCTTTACCCCACGTACATAACTTTTGATTCCACTTCTGATTCCCTTTTCGACTTGCTCAGGCTGACGTTGTTTTAGGCCTTGGTTTACACGATACTCAGCTTCTTGGTTGCGAGTGTGACTTCCACCATCCCCACCGTCCAATCCTGCTGCCTCCCTAGCTTTCTTCCCAGTTGGGAAGCCTGTGGAATCCTCATGCCAGTCGGCTAATCTAGACCGTGCCTTCCTAGCTGCATTCTTTTCGGGAGAGTTCTCGCCTACTCCCTTTCCAGCCGCTGCAATCTCTGCTCTGTAACGTCTATTATCCTTTGATGTAACATTTTGGGGTGCCGAATACATTAAGCCGGGATCACGTTTGTTTGCTTCTTTCATATTGGCATCTGCTTTGTTGTTGAAGTCTGCTTTTTCAGAGGAAGACATTGCATCAGTATCTATCTTCCCTCTCGTTGCTTGCAGTCCTGCCCGTTGCTGAAGTTTTTTACCCTCACTACTAGCTTTTTCAAACAAACCAGCCTCTTCGAAAGCTGCCCAGACAGCTTTCTGAACAGCCTCTCCATAGTAATTGAAATCCCTAGATTGTACGTTCTTTTGGTTAGCTTTCATTTGATCCTTCTCAGCCTTGTTTCCAGCATCAGCACCGGCCTTACCCACAGTTGACGTATTGTAGGTGAGCCGAGGCTTCCAAGTCATCCCAGCCTCACTCTTACCAACGGCAGCTTTGTTGTATGCTTTAGTACCCGCTCTACGAGTACGTGCTTGTTCAGTCGCAGTAGTTCCAGTTTCTTCCTCAGCACGACCCGCTCTGCGAGTCTTACTACGCAGACTATCCACTACACCCTTCTTGTACCTACGCTCGCCCGCACTATTAACCTTTCGATATGTATTTTTTAATTTATTAGCAGCACTACGTAGTCCTTTTTCAAGTTGATCATAGTCTTCATCAGACTTGATTACATCCTCAAATCCAGCCCATACTGCTTCTTCCATGCGTTCGTTGGTCATACTAAACCCCTTTTGTTGAAATTCTTCATCGTCTTGACCGCTAATTGGGTCGGATTCTACTTGGTGCGGTTTAGGTGAAGCTTTTTTAGCTGCATCCCCTGCTTTTTCGGGTACACCCCTAATAAGACCTTGTTTACGTGCCTGTGTATTAGGTTTGTCTGCGGATGAGGGTTGTCCCCACTTCATTTCCGTATTTGCCTTCTCTACATCCATTCCAAATGCTTCCCATACAGCTTTCTGAACAGCCTCACTACCTTTCGATTCAGCATATTTCTTTCCACGAGGGGTATTGTGCAAATAATGACCGGGAAATTCATCCATGGCTTCTTTATCACTCTTGTGGTTGGCTAAACGTTGATTCATATCGGGGCCTTTAGTAGGTTTGTTGTGCATCCTATCGGTTGCCTTATGTTGTGCAGCAGTCTTACTCTTGAAACCCGCTTCCTCCTCAGACATGCCTCCCGGCTGACCTGTATGCCATTCGGAGGTTGCTTCATAACTATCCTCGGCTTCATCACGACGAGAAGCATCCCCAGTTTGTCGGCGTAGCCCCTTTTCCTGAAGTTCCTTAGATCGTCCCTTACTTATATTCATATCTGTGTACTCCTTGAACATTTCGACGAAGGATTTGTTATCTCCGTTGGTATCTGCAAGCATGTTCTTGTAGTCTGAGAAACTTAGTGTTTGAGTCTGTAGAGCCTCATGTGGCTTTGCGCTCATGGTTGATTTAGTTATCAAGCAACTACCATCAGCACAACTCTTGGTTGCGTGATCATGGCTCTTTATTAGATCGAAGCTAGCTCCTTGGTTTACACCCTTTTCACAGATGGTAACTTCAGCTAGTTCAAGTTCATCAACACGCATGTATGGCTTCTCACCTTTTATTAGGTTACCAGCCACATTCTCTGTCTTAATTGCGCTACCAGCGATAGAATAAGAACGCATCTTGCTCTTGTATACCTGCTCAGTAACTTTCTTTGAAATCTTGGTGTCCTTACGTAGTTCAGAGATGAAGAACAGGGTCTTGTTGTTCATTCCACCTTTGAATACCTGCCCATTCCTTCCAATGTATGCTGGCAATGCCCATCCAACTTGAATGTCGGAATGCATAACCATAACATTACGGGTCATAGGGTTTTCCATATATTTATCGTAAGCTTTAGATAGTGCAGCCGCTGTGATAAGGTGACCTTCGTGGTCAATCATCTCTACGGATGCTGGCCCACCCACAACAAGTGGGTCTTCCTCCAACAGGTTACGCTCTGTTACAACCTCTTTATACAGAAGATTGTCTGGGTAAGCTCTGTAAAGGGTGAGAATCATAGCTGGGCTAGCGTATCCCGCCTTGAATAATCCTGCGAACTCTCTTAGAGAACCTTGAATATCGTTTACCGAGAACTGATTATCTCTCGACTTTTCAATGGGCACAATTTCAGACTGCTCGGTAAGCCACTCAGTCATTAATTTATGTGGTGTTGCAACGGTCATGTAATTCCCCTTGTAGTTTATTCCTAATCTATTATACTAAAGTAAAGCCCACCCTTACCAAAATAAAGGTGGGCTAAACCACATTAGTTATTCAACTCTAAGGTTATCGACCCCAACACTGGAAGTCTATGTTAGCAGCACTTAGATCATCGGTAGAGGTAGCTTGTGCAAACTCTCCATTTGCTGATCCATCGTTGTCACCGTAAAACATAAGTACTTTTTGGGTTGTGGATTCCCAGTAACACTGAATAACATCTGCTGTAAAAACAATGAAATCAATGTCTGAAAGTCCTAGGTCGCCGGGAGTTAGTGACTCCCCTCCGGTTGGATATGAAGAGTCCTGAGTTAGACTACCTGTTACCAAGCGTCTGTTACCCACAACTGTTCGTCCCCGGTCTGGAATTGTAATCGTTAGTGCCATGGCTTTCGCCTCCTATCTTATCATATGGTACTGTCAGTAAAATAGCCGGTGGGCAGGTTAGACCATACCCACCGGCTTTAATTTCGTACTACTTCCCTAGCTGCGATTAGGCAGAGAGGTCAGTGATCTTAGCTTGGTGGAAGAAGCTGTAGCAACGGAACTCTGCCATCGTGTAGAAGAGTCCTCGGACTGCCAAAGCGTCCACGGCGAAGAAGTCACGGTTTTCGATGTACTGCGTTGGCTGAGCCACTGCAAGTTCAAGGTAATCCGTATCAAGGAGGAAGATGTCGCTACCGATGAGTGCACCGGATGCGTTCTGTCCCTTAGGGGTATCAGCATCAGCGAGAATCGGAATTCCCATGTATGTTGATAGCTCCATACCTGTTCGAGTACCTGCGAAGGTCTTTTCACCACCAACGTTCACCTGATACGTTTCCGTACCCATGAATCGCTGCTGAGTCTGAATCAACTCTTCGAGCTTGAAGTACTGGTCGTGACCAACTACGATAAGCTTAGGCTCTCCACCGTTCTCACGAACCTTCTGGATACCGTCATTCAACAGTTCCAAGGAAAGTGATCGGGCGACACCAGCGTTGTCATTTACTGACGCTGCGGCGTTCCACGTACCTGCTGTTCGAGCAGAAGTGGTTAGGTCGTAGGCTGGAATACTCTGAGTTGTGGAATTCGTAATACCTGCAATGTTTCGTCCGTCCTCTTCAACAATAGAAGAGATAGAGGTAAGTCCGTTGTTACCAAGAACAACTAGGAGGTCACCTGCGACTGGAGTAGCAACGAAGACCTGACCTGTGAAGGTAATAGCGGTACCTGAAATGCTGTCCACGGTAAGTGGAGTAGCAATACCGGTGGCTGTACCCATGTAAGCATCCTCTGAGTCATCCCAGATGAGAACAGTATCACCAATTTGGAATCGTCCTGCCTGTGCTGCGCTTGGCAATGTAATTACTGCACTGGTAGAGTTTGTTGCACTAGCGATATATGAATGACGTTCTCGCAGAATCTCCTGATGGAGTTCCTTGATGTGGTCACGCTGAGAATGCTCGTTCTCAGTCGCCAAAATATCACCAATACCACCCTCTAACTGGGCAGTGTACATAGCCTTGACTGACGATGCGAATGTCGTTGCAACGATTTTCGGAAGACCGGAAACCAATTGCAGATCACTCACGTCAGGAGTTGGAAGCGTACCCAACTCAGTTACTGGTCGGGATCGGTTTGATCCACGATCTGTTCGGACTCTCCAACCAGCGGTATTACCCCAAGATGAGTGAGGAACAGCGTTCCAGAATCTTGTTTGGTTGTTAAGTGCTTGCCATACCTTGCGTCCGTAAGTCGTAGTGAAGATATTAGTATTAGTATCTACAGTGAATGCAGAACCAGTGAAAGCCTTCTTCAAGAGAGGGTTTTCGCCGATGATACTAGAACTTGCGTTACTATTTACCTGTGCAAGGTACTCGCTCATAGAAATGTTATCCATTTAAAAGTTCCTCCGTGGGAATTAAGCCTGAACTCCGAAAGCTTTGAGCAGTTCATGAGGGACTCCTGCGAAGTCTCCTGCATAAATCTTAGCCTCTAGCTGTCGAACTTCCTTGTCGGGCATAGCTACTAGAACGTCTAGTAGGTCTTCGGTGCTACCAAGTACCTGTCCTTTTGCAAGGAGGGGTGCTTCTGCGCCGAGTGTAACCATCTGAGGTGCTTTGAGAGAATTAGCTTCTTGGAAACCTGACTTCTGTAGTCGGGCTGACACCTGAGCATCTACTGCCGTAGCAATATCACTCTTAAGTGCAGTTAGTTCCTTCTTCATCTTCTCGTATTCTTCCTCTTCATCTTCGTCTTCTTTATCTGAATCCTCAGATTCTTTAGACATTGATGTGGTGTTCAACTGTGATCCACCGGGAGTGTCACCGTCAAGCTGGTTTCCTGTAGGAGATTCGGTTGGTCGTCCTGCTGTCGCAGTTGACGAGTCCTCTGAAATGGTCTGAGCATTATCATCGGCATCCTTCGATCCTTTTAGGTTGCTTGTTTCAGCTTTGTTAGCTGATTTACTATCGCCTACACCGATTCCTGCGCCCATGGCCTTTAGTACGTTGACTACCTCACCGGCAATCTCTGATACTAGAGTTGTGCGTTCGTCTTCGGCTTCGAGTTGAAGATCGTAATCTTCCTGTTCCTGTTCCTTGCTAATTCTACTTGATTCCATAGAAGTTAGAACTTCTGCTAGCGCAGCTAGTCCAGAGTTAGTACCTTCCATGTGCTTTTCAATAATTTGAAGAGTCTCGTTTTCCATAAAATGATTCCTCCTGATTAAGGTGGGAAGACTCCCATCCTGTTTTCCAGTCCAATCCAATTCTTGGGTTATATTTTGCCGCTAAATAAATAAACGACAGTTATATATAACCGTCGATTTATTATACTACCCTATAGCAAAGTTTTATCGTCCTGTCAAGCTTAATCCTGAGTTGTGACATCCACCTTACCAGTAATAAGTTCAAATACTTCCTGTCGAAATGCATACAGAGGAACCTGAATTAGCTTTTTAAGTTTATCGCACTGTGCTCCTTCGGGTAAAGCCGCCTCTATTTGGTCTAGTACCGAGCCTACCATGCGACTATGACTTTTCGATGCCCACGCTATCTCTTGTCCTGTAGTTGGTTGTTCCATTACTATTTCCTTTCTAATTCCCACCCCTTAGATTTAAGAAAGGACTCTAGAAATTTAGGTAGTTCGTCACCAAAATTATAATCTAGTGCTAGTTCAACTACCCTGTAAGCACTGTTAGCACTTGACTTGGATTTGCCATCTTCTTGCTGCATTGCACTATCTCTGTCTAAATTAGGGACTTCCACATTAATTTTCTTTTTGTGTCCCTTCCTCGTCCTAGTTACCTTGCGCCCAGATTTTTTATCTGTAGCCATGTACTTAGAAGCAGGAACCCAAATCTCTTTCTCTTGCGTAGGGATGTTTGTCTCGCTCTTATCGGGTATTTGGTACTCCAAGCGGAAACCAGCACCTTCTGGTAAAAGCGACACTTCCTTTAATTTTGCGCCAGCGTCCATGGCAAAGTCATTTTGAATTTTCCCAGATACTACGGGTATCCACGCCATAATTGCGTCATTTAGGTCATTTGAAAAAGACTTAGCCATGTTTCTCCTGTCGTTGTACTATTATACTTAGGTTAGACTAAGTTTTAATTGGAGATTTATACGGGGCCTATGCTACTCCACTCTCGTGGAACCTCGGTATCAAATTCGGAAGGCTGTGAGTCGAAACGATCAAGGTAGATAGTCTCTTTACCTACTTGTCCGTGGACTGGGTGGTAGTATAGAACTAGGTGCTTAGGTCTAGTTATTAGGTGTAGTCTACTTACTACATACTCATCGCCACCTTTGGTTGTACCGCAAATGTGCAAACTTCCTGTTCCTATATCCATCTCATCAATGCGGTGGAAGTGCCCCATGATAACATCATCGAACTTCTCCGCTACGGTGAACCTGTCATCAGTCTCTACAAGACCGTTGTACTGCATAACATCACGGAGGTTGCCCACGGCTCGTTTAATCGAAGCTTGTGAGCCTCCACCAGCTACAGAATCGCCGTGCATCATAAGTATGTTACGGTCGAACACTGGGAACACATGAACGAATGCTTTAGGGATTTCAATTTCTATATTGGTGTGGTTTCTTAGGAATGTTGCCATCCATTGGTACAACATGTAATCCCAATCCATGTAACGATCCTTAGAAGGAATCTTCTTAGTCATACGCCCATGGTTACCAACTACACCCATCAGCTTGACCTTCTTGAAATTAGGTGCTAGGAAGGCTACTGCCTGTGAAAGAACGTAAGCACCTATGATCATCTGCATCATACAGTTATCTATGTTTGTAAATGATAGTTCATCATGTATATCTCCACTGATCATGTCTCCAAGCATAGGTATAACTAGTTCATCTATGTTGCACATGTTCCTACGGTATTCCGCAAGTTGCAGGACTTGATTAGCCCAACCCCAGATGCGTCGGCTGAACAAGTCTATATCATAGCTGTTCAGTCCAAGTATCTGTTCGCTTTTCACGTTATCACCTACGTGGGTGTCTGTAAGAGGTGCGACCATAACTTGGGTCTTAGTGCCGAAGTTCTTTGGTCTGGTAGCTTTCGCTATTTCCAATGCTCTACGGTTTATCTGTGGAGCGAGGGCTGGTGTGAAAGCCTTTATTGCTGCTAGTACAGCATCTTCGTTATTCTCACTGCCTATAGACCTTAGGTATAGCCTTCTATACAACTTACGATCTGCATCTAGGGAATGAATCTTCTTGTCCAGTTTGATCTTAGCGTCAATGAAGGCATCGTCTGCTTCATCTACTACGCTAGAAAGGACTTCATATTCTGCGCCGAACTCAGCATGCCATCTCTGGATGGTAGTACGGTGAAGGCTGATTCCATACTCATCGTCGATAAAGCGAGCAATTGCAGTCCACCCCATCCCATCTTCCCTTAGCTTTACTATCTCTGGCTTAGCTTCTTCTGGGATAGAATACTTCAAATTAGTGCTCCTTGCTTACGGGTTCTTCCAAGTGTTAGCCCGTTTAGTTCCTTTGTGGCTAACCTGTCTCTCGACAACCTTTGGTCGCTTCTGGTCAACGGGGGCTATTTGCTCCCCGCCATCACGCATCTTCACATTTCTATTGTATATGGGTGCAAGGGCTTTGTCAAGTCTCTGCCTACCCTTCTCCACAACTATACTCTGAGAGGATGTATCTGTACCCCTCTTGTTGAATGACATCGTAGCTATATCGTTATCGGACTTCTTTTTCTTCTTGCCCCTATCTCCCCCATAAGTGGTAGTAAAAATACCAGAGTTGGTAGATACGTGAGCCGTACCACCACCCGCTAATCCACCCGATCCCGTTGCGACCCCAGCCCCAGCACCTTCGCCAGTACCGTTCCCCTCTTTGTTCAGACCTTGAAGTTTCGGAGCACCCAGCAGATTGTTTTTGTTGGCCTTCAAGCTTCCGTCTAGGCCGTTGTCCAAGCCCATTGCTTTGTTTTCTCCTCGGCGACTTCGTTCTTCTGCCCATGATTCAACATCCCTCTCTTGGGTAGGGTTCTTCTGGCTCCAGTCAGGTGTTTGACCAGCGAAGTTCCCCCCAAATTTGCGGTTAGCTATAGGTGGCTTCTTTTTCAATATGTCTAGCACAGCAGTAGTAGAAATCTTAGATTTAACGATGGGGGTCAGTGCCCTATTGATTTCAGACATAGAAGGCATACCTGTTAGACCATGCTCGTGTACTAGGGAATCATATTCACCGTTACGAATAGCGTTCTCCATATTACCTCTGTAGTCGATTAGAGTTCTCTGAGCCTTAGCATCATCGGTTGGTGGGGTATACGACCCACTAGGTACAGCCCTATCTTTTTCATCTATGTCCTTACGAGTAATAGTCTTAGTCTTATTTTCTGCCTCAGACTCTCTTTCCATCTTTTCTTTAGCCGCAGCTTTTAGTATGATTTCTTTAAAGCTAGTAAGGTACTCTCTAGCCCTTGCTGGATTCCACTCAGCCATCTTTGTAGCCTTAGCTTCCCGTTGCTCCTTAGTAGGGGCGGGGTTGTTAGCACCCAACCCTGTAACAGAATTCTGGTAAGTAAAAGAAGGCTTGAATCTTTTAGTAGGTCGTTTATTCTTCCTGTTCGTCAATTCGTTCTATATCCTTCGATGGTGCATTAGGTGTCTTGGTTGTGTCGGCAGGTGGTGTGAATGATTTCATAACCGCCTTGTTTATGTTTCCAATTCTTCCCATGTTTAGACTGGCTGTAAAGTCCTCTGTACCGTGGGTGAACCATAGTTTCTGTCCATCTGGTGTGAGTTCCTTAATAATTGGGAATGGGTATCCCATCTCTGCAAGCTGCTTAGTCCAAGGCTTAGAAGCCATAGATAGTTGCATCTGCTGCTCCGCACCTTGTTCTTCACCGCCCTGAGCCTGTTCCTGCTCGGCTTGCATCTGCTGTTCCTGCTGCATGACTGCTAATGCCTGTTGCTCTGCACCAAGCTTAGCCATGTTTACAGTTTCACCGGATACAAGGAACTGAACGTTTTCAAGATCGACATTCTGTTCTTTCAACTCAACATCTAATCCCATACCGGAAGCCTGAGTAGCAAGCTGTACACGCTGCAAAGCGAAGGAGATTCTAGTTGATTCGGCCTTCTCTTCTGGTGTGGGAAGAACCATCTTCCAGTCAGTAATATTAAACGCTTCCAATATCTTAGGGAATACCCGTTCATGGAATATACGTTGGTCACCTTCAACTACCCTGCTCATAACTACAAGCTGGGTTGTCTGGGTGGTAAGCCCTCCGAATCCTTCTGGTGCGCCCTGCCATGCTGGTGTAACACCCCACATAGAAGCAACTCGTTCCCTAATCTCATTACGAATGGGGAGATAATCCATCTCTTGCATTGTGTGAAATAATCGAACAAGGTCTACTCGTCCCCTGTTGTTACGGGACGATACAGCGACCATAGGCATGAAGTTGGAGTCCTGTTTGGTCTTAGCTTCCCAAGACTGTCTCTCACGCCGTAATGAATCTGGATCATCGGTAGATACCATAAGCATAGCTGCTGGCATCTTACGTTCGAAGAAATACCTATAAAGGTTCTTATCCATACCTAGCAGAGTAAGTGCCTTCTCAAACAGAGTCAGAATAGGCGACCACCCAAACGTATCGGTAGGATAGAATTTACTTATATGAATTACTTCATCATCCAATAAGTAGTAAATAGCGTTCTTATGGCTGTACTTGTACATAGCTGGTTGGAATTTTAATCCACAATCATCTTCGATACATACAAGCTGCTGTTTCTCTATGTCAGTAGGAGTATCCTTCTCCACCACTTTAAATCTATGTGCTGGGCAGAACCAATGGAAGTTCTCCGGTAGACCACGAGCGTCCAGATCAAAGTCTGTAATCGCTGGGTCTAAGTGACGTATCTCTACTAAACTAGAATCTAGCTTTCCGTTCTTAGCGACGTATGTTTTGTTGAGTAATATAAAAGCATCGTCAATTGCATTAAGATCGAAGTGAACCAGCCTTAGAACTTCTTCTAGACTCTTGTGGAACCTGTTAGCGTCCTGCATAAACTTGTTGATCTCGTCCAACTGGTGCTCATCTGGCTTCTTTACAATTGGCTCCCACACAATTCCTCGTCGGAATACTTCTGCGGTAATGTGGTGTAGGGGTGCTCTAATCTCCTGTACCTGAGTGGCGATCTTGTTTAGGTCACCTACTAACTGAGTACGGTATGCCATCTGGTTTCTAATCCAAGAGTTTACGATGGACTCAATACCAAGTTGTAGTGGTTGTGATCCCTCCCCTTCACTAACAGCCTTCTGAGTATGCATAGCACCTATCTGTGAGGACAGCCCAGCTAATTGATTGTTACGCTGAGAAGCCTGTGGTACGAACTGACTAATTTTCATATGTTATCCCTCGATAGAGTCCATGCCTATAATTTTTAATATGCCATCCATACCATGCTTCTTTAGTTGAGCACCTTCGGATAGAGGTGGAGCAGGTTTTACAACAGGTGCTGGTGTGGGTAGTACAGAAGGACTAGGTACATTTGTTATAGAACCAAGTTCTTCGTTTTTCTCCGATAGCTCCTCAATCTCTACCTTTAGTAACTTAATCTCTTCCTCTGCTTCGGCGTACACCGCATCTGGTACACCTTCAAACTTGATGCCATCTAAAACACCTTCTGCGGTAGCATGCTTAACAACTGCCTCGAATGCCCCCTCTGTAAGTACGGTCACGGCTTCATGATCGTCAGGAACATCGTCCTCATCTGGGTCGAATCCCTGCAAACTATTGTGCCACGCATTTAAAATTCTCCACGTACCAGTACTATCACGATCTGCAACGTACTGCTGGCTGTGCTGTCTCAATCCTGTACCAATTTCTGGCATATTCATTCTCCTTTGCTACTGTGTAGTCCTAGACATAGCCGTAGCCGTGTCTACTA